ATACTGCTTTAGGAGAATCTTGGGAGGAGCAGGGAGAAACAGTTGAATATGATGTCTTATTAGATAGAAGATTAAATTACGATGTAGAAAGAATACCTGAAGAAGTTTTGGTCATAACTGCTGGTGTTGATACTCAAAAAGACCGACTTGAATTACAGTTAGTAGGATTTGGAAAACAATATGAGGCTTGGGTTTTAGAATATCGTATATTTTGGGGTGATCCTAATGGTATAAAAGTTTGGCAAGAATTAGATGAGTACATAAAAAAACGATTTAAAACTGAAACAGGTAGAGGTATGCCAGTATCATGTGTATGTATTGACTCAGGTGGACATCATACAAACGCTGTATATAACTTTACTAAACCAAGACAGTCAAGAAGAGTGTTTGCGGTTAAAGGTTTATCAACAGCAGGTAAGCCAATAGCAAATAAACCCACATTTGTAGGTAAAAATAAGGCTGTTTTATACGGAATTGGTGCTGATTCTGCAAAAGAGGCTATTTTTGCTCGTTTAGCTGTTGAAAGTGAGCTAACTACTTTGCATTTTTGCGCAGACTTAGATGAAGAGTATTTTAAACAGCTTACAGCAGAGAAAAGAGTCACAAAATTTGTTAGAGGTAGAAAATCTTTGATTTGGAAGCAAATAAGACCAAGAAACGAGGCCTTAGATACATTAGTCTATAATTTTGCTGCTATTTACATTTTAAACCCTAATTTTGATTCTATTGAAGAAAAAATACTTGCTAAACAGATAAAACCTAGAGAAAAAGGCGAAAATAAGCCCAAAAGAGGTATAAATAGAGGTAATTTTGCTACTTCTTGGAAGTAATTTGACTTTTCTTTGAAAATATGTTGACTTTTTATTAGAAAACCATAGTGTGATATTAAGATATATCTAAAACATTATGAGGTTTTTGCTTGAGCAATAAATTTGACAGAGAAAATTACCCATCTCAAGAACCCAACGAATTAGTTGTTGGAGATTATTGGGTTTGGAAAAGGGATGATCTAGCTACTGATTATCCTACTGATTCATATTCTTTATCATACGAATTTCATTGTGATTCAGGTGGTGGCGGAAGTCATCAATTTACAATCAACGCTACTGAAGCAAACGATACTTACTATATAGAAGTTCCTACAACAACTACAGAAACTTATAGTCCTCATGATTATTTATGGGGTGCTTATATCACCAGAACCTCAGATTCAGCAAGAATACAAATAGATGAAGGTAAAACTACTATTTTACCAAATTTAGCTGATACTAATGCTGATTTAAGAAGTCATGCAAAGAAAGTTTTAGATAATATTCAGGCTGTAATAGAAGGTAGAGCCACAATAGATCAATCTTCATTCTCTTTAGGTGGTAGATCTTTATCAAGAATGTCTATAGATGAATTAATGACATTTAGAGATAGATATCATGCTGAATACAAAAAAGAAGTAAGACTGGCAAGAATTAAGAATAAACAAGGATCAGGAACTACGATTAAAACTAGATTTAGTCCTAGTTATGGAACATCACCTAAGAGCTACAGATAATGGCATGGTATAACAGAATATTAGGCATAAATGAGCCTAAACAGAAAAAAAGACAAGCATACAGAAGAAGCTACTCAGGAGCTAATACTGGAAGACTGTTTGCAGATTTTGTTACCACATCTACAAGTGCCGATGCTGAGATAAAAGATAACATAAGAATTTTAAGAGATAGAGCAAGAGAGTTAGCAAGGAACGATAGCTATATTGCAAGATACTTAAACCTGATGGTATCTAATGTTATCGGTAAGCATGGCATAAGAGTTTCCAGTAAAGGTCGAGATGACAATGGCTCATTAGACGTTGCTGGAAACCAGCTCATTGAGTCAGCTTGGAAAGAATGGGGTCAGGTCGGTAATTGTACTACTAATGGCAGATTATCATTCTTAGATTGTCAAAAAATATTTATTGAATCTTTATGTAGAGATGGTGAAGTATTAATAAGAAAAATAAAAGACAGTAATTCACCTTTTGGTTTTCAGTTACAGTTTTTAGAAGCAGATCATTTAGATGAAAATAAAAATGATGTTTATAAAGCTACTGGCAATAGAATTAAAATGGGTGTTGAGGTAGATAAGTACGATAGACCAGTAGCTTATCACTTATATAAAGATCATCCTTACGATAGAGTTTATTTAGCTCAAGCACAACACATTAGAGTACCTGCTGACGAAATTATCCATGCTTACATACCTACTAGAGCAGAACAAACTAGAGGTGTTTCTTTGGTTGCTACAGCTATGGCTAATGTGAAAATGTTAAATGGTTATTTAGAAGCTGAAATAGTTGCAGCTAGAGTTGGAGCATCAAAAATGGGCTTCTTTACCTCTCCTGACGGAGATGGATATGTTGGAGATGGAGAATATGAAGATACATTTAATCCAACAATGAACGCTCAAGCTGGTGTATTTGAGCAATTGCCTCAAGGCATGGATTTCAAAGCATTTGATCCCACTCATCCAACTACTGCTTTTGATTCATTTACAACAAGTGTTTTAAGAAGTATCGCATCAGGTTTAAATATTTCTTATCATTCATTATCTAATGATTTGACTTCAGTTAATTATTCTTCAATAAGACAGGGTGCTTTAGAAGATAGAAGTATGTATCAGATATATCAACAATTTGTAATTGACCATTTTATAAACCCAGTTTTTAAATCTTGGTTAGAAATGGTTATATCTACAGGTTATATCAATCTACCTATGGGTAAATTTGATAAATTTGCTAGTTCTGTAAATTACATTCCAAGAAGTTTTGCTTGGATTGATCCTTTAAAAGAAATGCAAGCAAATGTAATAGGTTTACAAAATGGTACACTTACTTATGCCGATATATCAGGTAGTTACGGAAGAGATACTGAAGAACTTTTTGAACAACATCAAAAAGAAATTGAATTAGCAAAACAATATGATATTGAATTAGCTTACCAGCCATTTGGAGCTAAGAATCCAGTAGACGCTAAGATTCTTGGCGGAGATGAAGACGATGGCTAGACCAACTGAAGGAATGAAAGTAGAGGCTCGTAAGGGTTTAGACTGGAGAAAAGAATTTGGTCGTGGAGGTACTAGAATTGGTGCTGAAAGAGCAAATCAAATTCTTAATAACGAAAATCTGTCAGATGAAACTATTAAAAGAATGTATAGTTTTTTCAGCAGACACGAAGTTGATAAACAAGCTGAAGGATTTAAACAGGGTGAGAAGGGCTATCCGTCAAACGGAAGAATAGCATGGGCTTTATGGGGAGGAGATGCTGGTTTTAGTTGGTCAAAGACCAAAGTAAATCAAATGAAAAACGAAAAAAGTTTTGATTCGCAAGAATCAGAAAAACATCCTTTATTAACAAATGAAGAGGAGAAATCTATGAATAAAGATGATAGACATATCCTTAATGTTAGCGAAACTGACAAAACAATTGTTGTCGAATACGCAAAGCATGAGGATGTAGAAAAAGAAGGTGATGAACTGGAGATTACTGACGAAGTATCTATGGCTCATGAAGAAGAAGAAAGAAAAGTAATTGATATGCCTATGAAATATAGAACTATTGACTTATCTAAACATTCTTATCTTGATGAGGAAAATAGAAGAGTTCGTATAGGAGTTTCTAGCGAAGAACCTGTTGAAAGAAGTTTTGGCATGGAAGTGCTGGGACATTCTGCTGATGATATAAATATGGAATTTATTAATTCAGGACGTGCGCCTCTTCTCTTGGATCATGATATGACCAAGCAAATAGGTGTAATTGAAGAATTCAAACTAGACGAGACTGCTAAAAGGTCTTTAGCAGTAGTCAGATTTGGAAAATCTGCTTTAGCTCAAGAAGTGTTTGAAGACGTAAAAGATGGGATACGCATGAATATATCCGTCGGATATCGCATCGACAAACTGGAAAGAATGAATGACAAAGATGAGACTTACTATAAAGCTAAGTGGACTCCTATGGAGGTATCCTCTGTATCAGTCCCAGCCGATCAGTCAAGGCTTGTTGGAGTTGGTCGTTCTAAAAATAATAATGATATTAACTTTAAGGAGATAAAAATGTCAGAAGATAAAAAAGACATAAACCTAGACGAAGTTAGAACTCAAACTATTGATGAAGCTAAAGCTGAATTTAAAAGAAACTCAAAAGAGATTATAGATTTAGCAGCTAGACACAATAAAAGAGATTTAGCTGACAAAGCGATTGCTGATGGTATCTCTGTTGAAGAATTTAGAGGTGTATTATTAGAAAATATTTCTAACAACACTCCTTTAGAAACTCCTTCAGAAATTGGCATGACTAAAAAAGAAGTAAGACAATTTAGCCTAGTAAAAGCTATTAGAGCTATGGCTAATCCGTCTGATAGAAAAGCACAAGAAGATGCAGCATTTGAATTTGAATGTTCTGCTGAAGCTGCAAGACAGTATGGTAAAGATGCTCAAGGTATCATGTTGCCTGCTGAAGTTCTAAGAACTTGGAAGCAAAGAGATATTAATTCATCTGATGATTCAACTCTAATCGCTGAAGATTACAGAGGTGGAGATTTTATTGATGTATTAAGAAACTCATCAAGTGTTATGCAGGCTGGAGCAACTATGCTTAGAGGATTACAAGGAAATGTTGTAATACCTAAGAAAACTGCTGCTGCATCTGCTGGATGGATAGCAACTGAAGGTGCTGCTGCTGCCGAGAGTGAATTCACTTCAGGTTCAGTAACAATGTCACCTAAAGTAATTGGTGCTTTCACTGATGCTACTAGACTATTACTACAACAATCATCATTAGATGTTGAGAACTTAATCAGAGATGACCTAACACAATCTATAGCTACTGCTATTGATTTAGGTGCTTTAGCTGGTTCAGGTACAAGTGGTCAGCCTACAGGTATTTCTGCAACATCAGGCATTAACACAACAACTTTTGCTGCTGCTAACCCAACATGGGCTGAAATAGTAGCTATGGAAAGTGCTGTTGCTAATGACAACGCTTTAAATGGTTCTTTAAGTTACATCTGTAGACCTGCTGACTTTGGTACTTTGAAAACAACTGAAAAAGCAACTAATACTGCTCAATTTGTTGTTTCTCCTGACAATAGCATGAATGGCTATAATGTAATCAGAAGTAATCAAGTAACAAGTGGTGATTTCTACTTTGGTAATTTTGCAGACCTATTAATTGGTATGTATGGTGGATTAGATATTACTGTTGATCCTTATGCTTTATCAACTTCAGGTGGAGTAAGAATTGTTGCTCTACAAACTGTTGATGTTGCTGTAAGACACGCAGTATCTTTCTGTAAATCATCCGACTAATTAGCTAATGCTTAAATGGAATGGGGGTAGTAATACCCCCAACTTAAATATGAAAAAATATAAAATCTTAACAGATACAATGGCTGGCGGTACTAAAGTACATGCTGGTGATATAGTTGAACTACCTGAGCATGAAGGTCATGCTTTATGTGGATATGGTAAAGCCGAAGTTTGTGTAGATAAACCCAAGACTGAGAAACAAGATAGAAGTGTTGGCTTAGAAACTTCAAAAGTAAAAGCTCCAAAAACAAGAGCTAAAAAGTAAATCATGCCAATGGAATTTGATAGAGATTTCGATGGTTATTTAGATGCCACCTACGGACATGGTATTGCAGTTACCTATACTCCTGATGGTGGCATTTCTAAATCTATCAATGTGATCCTAAATCAAGAATATGTAGATATAGATAGTGGAGGCTTGCCAGTACAAGGTTATCAACCTGTAGCACAAGCTAAAACTACTGATATACCTAATATTGCATTTGGTGACACTCTTGCTGCTCCTGCTATTACAAACTTAGATGGAACTACAATTAAAGCAGCAACAAATTATAAAGTTATTAATTACGAGCATGACAATTTAGGCATGACATCTTTACTTCTTGAGGTGCAATAATGGCCAATCATGTACGTCAACAAATTAGAGAATACTTTGGAACTACGTTATCAGGTTTAACAACAACAGGTTCTAATGTATATGAATCAAGAGTTTATACATTACAAGAAGATACCCTTCCTTCTTTAGTTATTTATACAAAGTCAGAAAGCTCTGAACCTATTGTTATAGGTACTGATAGAGTAATGAGCAGAGAGCTATCAGTAGTAGTAGAAGGATATTGTAAAGCTACTAGCAACTTTGACGATACTATTGATACAATAAGCAAAGAAGTTGAAGAGGCTATTTCTGCTGATCGTACTTTAGGTGGACTTGCAAAAGATACCTACATTGAATCAACAGAAATAGAATATACAGGAGATGGGGAACAACCAGTAGGTTATGTTTCTCTGACTTTTTTAACGAACTACTATGTTCAGGAAACCAATCCTGATATAGCAGTATAATAGGAGATAATTATGAAAATGATTAGTCCAAATGGTAAAGTTTCAATAGAAGTTCCACAATCAAATGTGGATACTATGTTGGGAATGGGTTGGAAGGAAGAAGCAGTCCAGTC